GGATGATGACCATTGCTTTCTCGTCGTCCCCAAACGGCATATCGGAGAAGCCGGAGCCATTGGAGATCAGCCACGCCGGTCTTGCGCTGTAGTGCTGTGCCGGAATGGTATCGGCAGCGCCACGGCCAACTTTAAACGTGTTGCCGCTGACTGACTTGATAAGCATGATTTCCTGATCGATAAGAATCAGGTCGCCCGGTTGGGCCATCGCAATCGGCACGCCGTCTTTATCGGACGTACTGCGCATCGTTACTTCGTCTGAGAAGAAGCCCATGCCAAGCGCGGTCACGCCCCACGGTGTCCACGGTTGAGACCCGGACGACGTGTAGTTTGCATCGCTTTCGTGCTTCGTGAACAGGGTGTAGCTGTCAACGGTACGATCTGACGAGCGGGCCACGTAGGCGGACACCTTGGACTCGTTCAGGTTCTTGCCGGTGCGCGACAACTGGATGTACGGGGTTTCGTACAGCAGCGTATCGAGCGGCGTCACCATTACCGATTCCTGCGTCACTTGGTGTGGCAGCAGCGCGATGTTCGGGCCGTTCATGCTATCGGCTTCGAAGAACGTCGCCGGTTGTACCGCTTGGTGCATCATGCTCGCTACCGCCGGGCCACCTTGAGGTTCGTACGGTGGTTCGGTTGTGCTGTCAGCATTGAACGGCTGAACGGCGGCGTGCATCAGGCTCGCGTCATAAACGAATTGCGGCGGCTTCTTATAAACGCTGACCTTAGTCTCGTAGTATTCCCAGCATTCACGACCGTTGCGAACGGAGGTCAAACGTAACGTCGCCAATACAGGGTCTACCGTGCTCGCCTCGACGTTCACGTCGTTAGCGGCAGTTGCGTACGGCCATTGCCACGTAGTCCCGGTGATGCCCGTTTCTGTGCGAACTAGCGCACCTTGTTGGTCATAGATGCGAACGGTGTACGTCGTGCCGCTTTCTGGCCCGATATCCCCTTCCATGTGGCCCACAAGTTTATCCGCTTGCATCAGACGGTCGCGGTGCGCCCAAATCAGGTAGTAGGTGTCAGGCGTTTCGCCGGAATTGGCCGTGTAAGACAGGGATGACGGCGTATACCAGTGGAGTAGCGTCGGGGACGAGGCCAAGTAGTGCTGCACCGCGCCCGGCGGGTATGGTCGTGCGTGACGGAAGTCCATGTCGAGGTGGTCGACCGGTGCGTCGTCAATCGGATAGCGGCCACCGCCCAACGTCCACGGCAGGATCTTGATGTCGATACCTTCGTTACCTGCGTAGCGCTGCCAGTCGGTACCGCCGTCAAACGTCGTAACCCACAACACTTCGCCTTTCTGGTGACGCCAAGGGATCGTATCCATGACACCGCGAGAAACGGTGATGATGTTCCCCTGAATGTTGTCAATGCGGACGAACTCTTCCGAGATTTCCATCTGAGTAGTCTGCCCGGCCAATACCGGCTTCGCGATACGGGCGGCCATACCGACCTGCACGTCCGCCCACTCGGCGGTCATCCCGCTTAGGATAAACGTATTGTCGAGGTAACTCACGTCAGCGGCCAGATCCCCCAGCGCGCCGAAGTCCCCGTTGCCCCGGACATCGTACGTCGCCTCGCCCTCGGCCATGATGCCCATGTCATATGCGGCGGACATAGCGGTCGGCTTCTCGGCTTGGCTGTTGATGAAGGACTGGTCATCGGATACGGAATTCAGCTCGCCTTGCGGGATTTGCTGCACCATATCGACCCACGGCATTTCGTAGACGATGCGACGTGCGAGCGCCGGTTGAAGGTCAGGCACATAACCGGTAGGCGGCTCAACTTGGTTGAACGTGTTGAGCTGGAACGCAAACTGATCTTGCAGCGCGACAATCTTAATCTTGCCGTCGGTCAGGGTGCCATCTTCCACGGTGCCCACACGCACGACAACTTCGGTCAGGCCGCGTTGCTTAGGGTCGCGGATCTTGAACACGTCGCCCGGGTTGATGTTCCATGCCCGGCGGTCGCACACTACGGTGAAGCGGCGGACGTTGGTAGACGAGACCCGGAGGTCACGCTGCGCTACCTGCATCGCCAGTTTACCGGTAGGGATGCCCATGTACTCAACCGTGTTGCTGTTCAGACATTGCTGGTTCTGAATCTGCGCGAGGTTGTGGCAGCGTACTTGCTGATCCTCGTCCATGATTGGGTTGTGGTACGTGACGATAACCTCGTTCACGAAGTTGGCCGGGCTGGCGTTGGTGGCCTCGTCAATGGACAGCAGCCCCGAGTCGCTATCGAAGATCGGTAGGCTATCGAAGTTGTAGTCCTTGCGGATCAGTTTCAGCGTCAGCTTGCCGGTCTGCTTGGACACGTACATCGCCCCGCCGATATGGTCAAGGATGATCTGCTGGAACGCTTCGAGCGTGTCCTGACGCTTCCACGCGATGCACAGACCGAAGCCTTCCTCGTACAACTGGTCAGCCGCCTTACGGAAGGACACGTCATCCACCAAGTCCCGGTTCAGGCCACGACCCCACTCGAAGTTTGACTGGCACTCGTACAGGATGTGCGCCGGGTTCATCGCGTGGATCTCGGACTGATTGCCCGCACCGTCATACCCCAACATCTTGATAAGGCACTTCGGCTCGTACCAGACACCGCCATACCACCCGGCAGTAGACCGGCGCGTCTTGAACTTCCACGCTTTCGGGTATGGGTTCATGGCGCAGATCATGCCGTCGAAGAACGCTGTCACCACGCCACGGTATTGAGGTTGACGCCCGCCCAACATGGAGCGCAGTGCTTGGCTGATAGTCTGCGTCTGGCCGCCCATGTACAGCTCGAAGCGCCCGTCGATGCCGCCTTCTGCCTTGGTGCCGCCGAACAGTTCCGACTGGTTAATGCTGATCGTGCTGTTCTGGGTTAACGAGCCAGTCCACGCGGTACGGTCGCCCACGCGGATCTCGGTGATTTCGTTTACCGGGCCACGGAAAAGGCCCATGAACAGGCCCATGTAGTATTTATAACCTACCGTGATTTTCTTGGCTTTACTTCCCATGCCCATGCGCCTCGTCCCATTCCGTTTGTGCCAGCGTTGCGGCCTTGTGCAATAACGGATTTGATGACTTCAAGGCATCCTCAACCGGATAGCCTTCCCGTAAAAACTGTTCGAAGGTCAGGCCGAATCGCTCGGCCAACCGTTCGGATCCCGAGGCGCAGTACCCCAACGCCCGGGCGTGCCGCATGAAGATGCGCGGCTTGTCCTTCGGCTCGTTTGCTCTACTCATTATTTCTTCGCCTGTTTCGCTTTAACTGCACTGGTGCGGAAGTTGCCAAAACCCAACACCTGCCAATCCGATGTCCACACCTCGCCGAAGACAACCGTCTGCGGGGTGCCTTCCTTCACTTGGGGGATGTCGAAGTCTTCAATCGTTGCTGGTTTTGCCTCGGCTGGTTTCGGTGCCAGTGCCGCGTTGATCAGCACGGAGGCTACCAGCATTGCTAATGCCCACCACATAGTTCGCTCCTTAGAAGATTGGATTGCCGTCGAACGGAGAACGGTCAGGCATTGTAGGACAGCCGCCGTAATTGTCGAGGTTGTTAAAGATGGTATCACACGCGACTGTAGTGCGTGGACAGCCCGGGTACGTTTTCAGGATGTAGCCCCCGGCCAGACCGTCGACGGTGCCGAAGATCGTAATGGTGTCGCCAACGTGGGTTTCGATGCCGCGACGTTCGGTGCCGTACGCCGGGTCGATCCACTCAATGAAGCCGCCCGCGAAATACCCG